TCTTCTTAATATATCTCCTTTTTTATACGCTCTGGAATAAGAATAAGTAGGTATTAAATCTAAGCCTGTTTCTTTCTTCATTACAGGTAGCATTTTCATTAGCAAAGTTTCCATTACAAAATCAGCATAACAAGAATATGTATTAGGCACTTGCGGATCAGTCCATGTTCCAAGCATCTGGGACTGTGAGTTTATATTATGTTTATACATAAACTCTACGGCATCTCGTTTAAGTAAAAAATAATTAAATATAAAATTAGCTAATTCAAAAGATAAAGCTTTTTTAATGACGTGGTATTTAAACATTAAATCCTTTCTGTATAAAATTAAACGACACTGATATTCTTATATCATTACTTTCATTTGGTTCAACACAATGCCAAAGCCATGCTGGAAACATAATTATTCTACCCTCCAACGGATTTACTCTAACCTCTCTCCATAAATGTGAAGGTGGTTCTCCTGCTTTTCTTCTTGGCATAACCATATGTGCTGCAGATCTTGGTTCATTAAATACTATCTGTCCAGAATGTTTAGGTGCTTTAATATAATATACACCACTAAAATGAGAGTTAGGATGTAGATGTGGTCTGTTGTATCCCCCTGGTGGATTTATGTTAGCCCACATATTTCCTATGATTGGTTCACTTTCTAACCATTCTTCTTCAAATATCTCCATCTGCATTTTAAATAATTCATCTACTAATGGTTTAAATACAGGTATCTCATGCATATCAGTGTGACTATGCCAACCGTTTACATTAGTTCGTGTAACTCCTTTGTCTTTATTAGCCCAGGCAAGAATTTCTCTTTCAAAAAGTTTATTATCTAAATTTACATCTTTAGCATATATAATAGTTGGAAAGTATGCAGCTTTAATCATCATTTAAGTGGTGTCCCTCCAAACCACATAACCAAAGATTTTCTGTTACCACGCATGACTGGTTTAACTCTATGTCTTATAAATGATGCAAAGAATACAGCATGCCCTTGTTTTATTTTTGCAATTTTACCTTCACCTTGAAGTTCTAAATCTCCGCCTTCAAATTCATTCTCAGGAGATAACAAACAGGTCATAGATATTTTTCTAACAGGTGGTTCATGTTTAAAGTTAACATCACTGTCTATATGCCAATCATAAAACCCTCCTTCTGGATATTCTGTATACTGTGCCATCTCTGTAATTTGCATTCCATCAAAACCAAAATGATTACCATTAGTAGTTTTCATAATATTTTCTATAAGCTTGTACATAGGTTGCATTTTTTTAAAAGGTATCCAACTAATATGTGAAGTTCTAGTTTTAGTATCTATAACTCCACCTTTAATACCTTTATCATTTCCAACATATGCATCTTGTTTAGGTTCAGATCTTCCTGCATTAATTATATCTTGACATTGTTTAGGAGTAAATATCGGTGTGGTTGTTTCTACTATATAAGCTTTCCATCGTGGTTCTGTTATCATGTTAATATCCGTATTCTATCCATCCCGTTATTATATATTTATCATTTGATAGAGGTGGGTTGCCTCTATGAACGTGTGTAAATTGTGTAGGCCAAACCAACATCACATTTTTTTCGGGTTTAAATCTACACTTCTGATATAAAAATTCTGTTTCTCCACCTTCTGTAACATCATTAAGATATACCATAAAAGCTAATATTCTATTTCGTGCTTTCATCTCAGCGTTTTCACAATGCCACATATGATATCCTTCACCTACTTTGGTCTTTTGTATTTTAACCTCAAGTATATTATGTGTAGCTAATTTTTTTAGATAAGAATATTTTTGTATATATAAAGGATACACATCTTTAAAAAACATATCTATAAAAGGTTTATTAGTATATGTTAGATCAACGTTAGTATCCATTATAGTATTTATTGCGCTATCAGAAACAGATGTTTCATTATCTTTTCTAACGTAACATGCTCCTTGTGCTTCGCATTTGTCAAAATAATTTACGTATTTATCAATTAGTTTATTAGGCATAAAATTTTTAAACAAACCAATGTGATTATCTATGTAATATTGTTTATCCATTATGCGGCACCTCTGTTTTTTATTGGATCAAATTCTACATCCATATTTGCAGCTAGAGTTCGTCTCACTTCATCAGTTCCATTAAATGGATATACCGTATGTCTCATGTCATATGGAAATATATAAAAGTCTCTAAGGTTCATGGGCGGTTGATAATCTATTTTAGCAAATTGACCATTAGCTGCGCCTAATATTTGTAGTCTACCATTTTGTGGTACTTCATCATTTGAATATTCTTTACCATAAGTAGATGGTAGTTTTAAAATCATAACACTTGATAAACCAGTAAATAACATACCTCTGTGAATGTGCGCTGGATTATATTCGTGTTGTTTCATTTCGTTAACCCAAATAGAATTTAAATGTGTTTTATAATCTCTTATTTTATTAAATGCTAAATAATGTTTAAATGTTTCAAAAAAATAATTTGTTACATCCATTGGTAATTTGTTATGATTTTTCATCTTTGTTTGATCAGCTCCATGATAAAATAAAGAATGTTCTTTTTCTATTTTACCTACTAATTGTTTATTTGCAGGTGCAAGATTATTAAAATTAGATTCATAAATATAATTAATAGAATTAAATATATCTAAAGGAACCTGATATTTTAAAATACATTGACCTAAAAATATAAAATCAAACTTTGGGTTTTCCATGTTGTTCAATCTGTTCTTTCTCTTGATAACTTTGTTCTAGTTCTCCTGACTTTCTAATTCTTTGTAATGATTGTAATTGTCCCATTACATTAAATACTTCAGCCTCTGATGAGTTTGCATTTAATGATTTAGCTTTTTCATGATATTGCAATCCATAAGATTCTAACTGGTGAACGTTGACATCTTTATCATTAAACGATCCATCGTTAAATTCTTTCTTTAATTTAGACCACATCTTAATTTCTCTCATTCTATGTTTTGCAACTTTTTCCATAGAAGCTTTTGCAAATCTACATTCGTCTAAATCTATTTGATATTTAGTTTGTTTGTATTCATCTTCTTCTTTTTCAACTTTACCTTCTAACCATTTAATCTTTGCTTCGTTTCTTCTATAGTCAAACGATAATGTCATTAGGTTATCTAGATAACTAGATTGTTCTCTTACACACTGCCAATACTTTGCAGCTTTGGTTGGGTATCTATTATCTTG